GAAATCAATCCATCCCCATGAACTGCCAGATCATAATATTCTCCAGTTCCAGCAATCATTTGGACAAATTCTTTAGCTTGATGATAATTAGCAGCAGTACATTTGAATTCTTTTTCACCAACAACAACATCTATATGCTGCTCCTTATCATTTTCTTTTTGCTCATAAGCATGATGATTACCAATAGTACAACTGTCAAATCCATAAACTTCAAACTTTGGAAATCCAAGCATTCTTAATAAATGAACAGCCCTCAATGCTACAGTAGAACCACCCATAATTGGGTAAACCTCATTCCCATATTGTTCTTTAAGTAAACTTTCGTATTCGTCCTGACCGGCGCAATGCCATATCCAAACTTTGTTATCTTTTAATTTATGAAAAACATAAGGATGACATTGTGAGCATATAAAGTATTTGCAATCAGGATGAGTTTCATGAATAAATCTATGATTAAAATCACGACTATCCAACATTACAAATCCAGCAGGACGAATCCCGCGATCCATACAATATTTATATGTGCCATTTACTGTAACAACAGGCATACCATCTTTATGTTTTTGCAAAAGGTCAGGAAATGTATCTTCTAAAGTTGGGCCACCAAGAACTAAACCAACTACTTTTCCCTCCTGAGTCTCGTAAGGTATAACTTGAGGCAATCCAAGTTTTATATTATCCTCAATATTTTTTCTTATATTTTCTGGACTTTCATTTATTGAACATTTTATCTCCGGAACAGGAACCAACCTTGGTTTAACTTCAACAGTTGGTGGGTGCGATCTAGTATACGTTTGTAACATTACGCTCCTTTAAACAGCATTCTAATTTCTAATCCATTTGCCGCTGTTCCGCTTGAAATAGCATCAATATCAAATCTTAAAACTGTTGCCGTAGCAACAGAGTTATTAGCGGTATCTACTACTGGAGCAGCCGCTGCCGTAGAAGAATCTGTTTCCCCGCTATCAATGGTAATAGCAGTAGTTAACATGTCAACACCATCAGTTAAGTTATGAATCATTATATCCGTAGTTCCAGTTACTCCGGCAGTATACACATGAGCACCTAAATCCCCAGCGACCGCACTCAAAACAAGTCCATTCAATGCTGCGGGAATAGTTACCGCTGAAATTCCATCCCCCACATAAGTTGGTATAGCATCTGGCAAAACTTTAATTATAAAAGTTCTATTAAAGAATACACTATCTATAGGAGTTATCTTTTTAACAGCAGCGGCTGCTGCATCATAAAAAGGAATAAAGTCAGAGGATTCACTCATAACGGTATCAAGCGGAAGATTATTTATTGTATCATCCTTGCCGCTATTCAGGTTATTAAAATTAGCATCAACCTCATTATGGGTTAATGGTGAGCCTTTTCCCGCTCTTGTAACAATAGTAACTGACATAATTAATAACTCCTATCCATTATTCTATACCAAGATTAACTAATACCCTGTCATACTGTTCCATTTTACCGCTTACCTTGGCCCATGATACACAATTAAAATCTCTACATAACTGAGGTCTATTTTCATAAATTGTGCATCTTTTATCTTTTAAGTGCGAGCATGTTATACGAATTCCATCACCAACAAATTCTATGTCATCATGTTTATCTACTATAACTTCTAGCAAATCCATAAATCTTCTATCTGCTGTATTCCACTTGGGTCTAATCTCAATAGAACAGCAATCTCCGCACTTAGAACAAGTATCAGAATTTATATCTGATTCTTCCAGCTTCCACTTAAAATACTCCATTAAGAGTCTTGAACTCCTTGCACATCATATTGAGCATATCCAACTACCCAATAATAGGGTTCTACATAAGGAGTTGTCCCATAAGGAAACGCTCTTGGTTGCTTTTCATAAAACTTCTGCCCATTGGTCATCCGATAGGCTACTCGACGCGGAGGGTATTTTCTTCCACCACCTATTCTGAATGTCCTTGCCATTAGTATCTAGCCTCTGCTTCTGGTTCCAATTTTTGATGTCTTCTAAAAAGAGGTGGAATCGGGTCCATATCGTATATTCTAGAAAGGGCATCCAAAAAATCTGGATGTATAGTAGGAAATAAGCTGTATTCATTCTTCCTTACCCAATCAGTAAGATCATAGAGTTTTCCCTCCTCATCCTTTCTCATAATCTTTTTGGAAATTAAGAATTCTTGTTTTCTTACTTTCATATCTTGTTGATTAGATGTTAATCTTTTTTCATCAGTTGGGTAAGGAAAGAAAAAGGAACCATCTTTTAAATCAGGTTCTAGTCTTTGTATCCTGTCTCTCTTGGATTGAGAGCCGCCTCCTCCCGTCCAGTTTAATTCGTAAATTGGAAATGAACTTCCTTCAATCCTCATCATCTCCTTAAAATGTTCAATGTCAGATTGAGCACCATATCTCTCGTATCCAATCTTCACTTCCCTAATGCCGGGAACTCTTTTCCATTTTATTCTAAGCTTTCTTATTGAATCCCATCGCTCAGACAAAGACATTCTATGGCAAATTCCATCAAGAAGAAACTTATTATAATTTGCATCTACACCAACCACAGCAAAAGCAGTCCTATTAGACTCCTTCTTTCTGGAATGGGCTGGATCACACATGATATACACATTCATCGTATAGGGTCGAACCTCCCACTCTTGCCACCACTCTTCCTTAAATGCAATATCAGAACCCACTATTGGGTTCAACAACTGCTGGCAAGCAACTGTATAAGTAGAGGTGGTCTTCTTAATTTCTTCCCATCTTTCTTTCTCTAGAAAGACTGGTTCACCATTCATGGTTCCATCCACTGTGGCGGGATGGATTCTAGGCTTTACAGCGGCCCTTTGGAGAATAGTCCCATAAGTATCCCCGTAAGAATAACGAGTTCCAGCATACTGAAACCTCGGTCTATAAGTTGAACCTAGATTCAAAGACAATTCCCACTGCGTCGTAGTCTTCTTAATTTGTTCTGGTGTATTTACAGACTCTTGAACTACAACATCATCATAAATTATAAGATCAAAGTGGCGTCCAGTAGGCTGTCCATCAACAAGTCCGTGCGCCTCAACAGTTTGTTCTTTAGGATTTGCCTGTCTTCTTACGCATATCCCTTCATTTTCAGCCCATTTAGGAGCCTGAAGTCTAGGTTTTTCCCAAAGTATATCAGGATAAAGCTGTTTTAATTTTTCATTAGCGTCAAACTCAGACATTACCTGTCTTAAAAATGGCTTCGCCTGTCTTGCAGAGAACGACAATAAACCTATTGTAATATCTGGATTACAAAGAATCTCTTGTATAGTACCAAGAAATGTTATAATTGAACTTTTATAATGAAATCTTGCCCATAAATCTAGTCTAGAATCTCTTACTCCTTCAACTTCTCTGCATCTTTCATAAATCCACGGATGCACCATATCGTGGCGGTTGCAAAGAAACACACCAAGATAATAACGATCCAACTGCCCAAGAGTCCTAATGAAAGAATCATCAACATTAGGATCGCGATGACAATCGGCATAAGCCTCAATAACTCTCTGAAACGGGGCGGTGTGCGCCCATTCTGCAAATGTTCTTGCGGCGTCTGCATTACTATTCTTATATTGAACGCCTTTTGCTATAACGGGTAACACGCTGGCACCCTACTTTTCTCTATAGCCTGACGCATAAGCGGCTTGAGCTTGATTTTGTGCTTGCTTTTTAGAGGGATAACATTTTCCTTTATTTCCCCACTTCCAACCCTTTTTCCCACTCCTAAGCTGACATCGTTTAATAGGCATTGTTACTGCCAAGAGTCCGGCCATCCGGCATTATTCCTACCGGAAGACATCGAGGCTGCAGGAGGAAGTAATTGACCTGTTTCCGCCCTAGAAATTAATTCTCTCAAATACTCTCCATCTTGTGTGGCTTTTATTAATATATTCTCTGGAAGATTTCTAGCCCAAGGGTATACCTTTCTGAGCCAATCTGTGGTTCCAACCGCAGTAGGACTGGCATAATCTCTAGCACCAAAGCCATGAGCGGTCTGTCTTTCTGGGATATTATATTGTGAATACGCTGCATCTCCCGGTCCAACTGTTGGTCCTCCAGACGGAGCGCGTCCCATAAATGCTAAACTAGCTTCTTGAGATACTACTGGCGGCACTCCCACTTTTAACCAAGCTTGTGGGTCTTCATGCATAATTCTACCCTGTTGATGTGCTAAACTATTATATACATCCCTCAATTGATCTGGAGACATTCCAGAAAGATCAGCCATCTCTTGAGGAGTTAAAGAAAATCCTTTCATTTGTTCTATAATATTCTTAACTTGTTCCACAAGAGACCGTCCAGCTTCGGCCATTGTTTCTCCAAAACTTGGCTGTACCTGCTCTTCCGTTATTGTTTCCTCCATAGCAACTGGAGGATGTCTATCTTTATATGACCTAAAATCCCCTAAAAATTTAGCAACCTCTTCCCCGGGACCTGCTGGCTCAACCTCTTCTTCAACAACTTCTTCTCCAACATTTATTTGGCCGGGAGGAGTTAAGTCTACTCCTTCTGCAGTTACATTAGGATTAGTTTTATCTATTTCTGGTTGAGGGCCACTTGAACCCGCAGCAGAAGCGCCTTCTGACGGATATGAGATCTCATCACCAACACCAACCTCATCTCCATACGCATCTATATTCTTACCGCCTGTTCCTACTACCGCAGCGATTGCTCCCTGCGCTTCTGGTGACATAGCACCCGGTGGTGCTCTAAACAATCCTTCTTCCTGAGACATTGCCATATCTGTCACGCCTCGTTGATCTCCATAATATTCTTTCCTGACAGACCACGGTTGAAGATTAATAGGATGGGTCTCAGGTTCATCTTCAAGACCAGTAACCTTTAAAAAACTTCCCGACTCTTCGGCTTCGCCGCCAGCAGACGCTTGATCTAGTACACTAGCCGCATCTTGGGCATAGTTTTTTGCCCAGAATCCATGCTGCTTAGTCCATGTACCTATTCCACTTTTAGTAGTTCCTTGAGCCATAATTATTTCCTCTGGTGGAGGCGGCGGGAATCGGACCCGCGTCCAGAAAGTGAGTTAACCTTTGTTTCTGTCGAAACCATATCGCCCCCTAATGAATAGTCTTTTCAATTTCTTCAACACCCTTGTTGATTGCTTTCTCAAGAATGGCGTCCACGTCTACTTTATTCTTTACTTCTACCGTGTGCTCAATCTCTTTCTTCTCTTCCTTCTTGCTATGAGAAGAAGTCCATCCAAAACGATTCACCATATTTATCAACCACAAGCCATGATTAAATCCTCTAGTTTCAAGATTCTCTCTTCCCTGTCGAATCCACCATGCTTCTGACGCTTCCTTTCCTTGCTTTACGGTCTCACGAAAAACCTCCTTTTGCTTATCCGTGCTGGTAGCCCACGCACGAAATGTAGACCGACTAACCCCCATATCTCTAGCAGCTTCAATTAGAGTGCCGCCTTGATCAAAAAGACATTCAAGTCGTCTTTTCATTTTTTCATCCCATAGCTGGGGAAACTTAGACTTTGCTGCCACGCGGCCTCCTTTTAACACTGTCCTTCTTACCCTTTGGTCTACCCGGACTTTGATTTCTATTTTTACTTCTGTTTATCAAGGTAATATTACTTGAAGAATTATTTCTAGGATTTCCATCTTTATGGTGAACATCCAACTTACTTCCCTTCTTTTTTATACCCTTGCTGATTAACTGCCTTCTAATTTTATTCCGAGCGGTCCTATTTTTTATTTGTTCAGGCTTAGAACCGTATCTCTCATTCTCTAATTTATAACTACGAGCCATTCTTCTTCCTACCTTTAAACTGAATTGGTCCGGGCATCAACCATGAGAACAACATGGGAACAACTATAATAGCTATCAGACCATAACCACCAATAGAAACTAATTTGCCCAAGAGCGTCCAGAAATTATCCGGGGAATTCTGTACCACGGTATCCGCTGTAACATTAAGGGGTTCACCTTTAACGCTGGGTTCAGCAGTTAGAGCAGAGGCAGTCACAGCCGTCACTCCCCCTGCTACCGCTGGTACAATCACACCCCCCGGAAAGACACTCGTTGCACCAACAACTGCGCTCGTTGCCGCGCCAGTTATCAGGGCCGACTTCAGGCTCGCGCATCCCGTCAGACTCAGAAAACATAGTCCTATTAACCCAACACGTAGAGCACTACCATAAGCGCTATAATTGCCCAAAGCGGCTTCTCCCTGATTTCGGCCCACAATTTTTTGAGTATGTCCATTATTTTCTCCGTTATTTGATTTGAAAACTTGACCCGCAGCCACAAGAGTTCGCTCCTGTAGGCGGTGTAAACTTAAACGATGGCTTAAATGGATCATCGTCCCAATCCATAATAGCATCTCCCAGCAAATCCAAGGAGACAGCATCTGAAATAATATTCTCCGTAAGCATCTGGGCGTCGATGGGTTTCTCTGTTTCTCCCTTTAATTTTATCTGGTAGCCAGAGCATCCTCCGCCCTCCAAATATATGCCCAAGAAACCTTCTCCATTCAGCACTTGGTTGACTTTGTTCTGTGCTAACTCGGTTATTGTCATTTTTTCTTTGCAAAACCGTATGTTCCTTTTGGTTTACGAGTTGCTTTAGAAACTTTCCTTCGACCCGAGGCCGACAT